GATAACTGTTGGACACACCGAACAACACTACGTGCCACCTAACAACACAACGCAACACCAAACAATCAACACCACGTACACACTGTTGTCACCATAGACCACCAAGTGTCACCTAGTAACACCTAGTGTTCGGTAGTGTCACCAATTGTTTGATGGGGGTACCAAGTGGCACAGCAGTGTAAACAAGAGGGGCATGGGGGACAGCTCGAAGCCGCTAAGTAAATACAGTGCCTGTGATTTATTTTCAATTTTTTTTGAAGACACTTAGGCACACCAAATGACACTAATGTGTGCATGTGTGCCCTATATGCACTATTTATCGGCTTTCTTGGGCTTAACAATGTTCTCATTGAATGCACCCGACTTGAACAAAGTGTTTATTATTTGTACATTAGTTTGTCCCATCGTGTTAGCCAGTATTTCTTCTAAATGGCTGTCCAGCTGTGTACCCAATACACCACTAAGTGCGTGAAAACACTCATGACTGAACGTATCTACGAAGTCTGTTTGACTTGGGTATTCACTGAGTAACACTATGTTGCCCATTACGTACAAACCCATTGCACCTTCTGATTTACAAATCAAATCATCTATGATTACGTTGACTTGTTTACCCATTATATTGATTTTCTTAAGTTTCTTTGGTGTTTTGAACATTAATGTCCTCCATATGCTGTAATTAGCCCATAATTGAGCTGTAAGGGATTGTATAAGTTAGGTATACATTGGTATAGGTTTAGTATACAAACGGCTTAGAACGAAACCTCGTGTCTCTGAGGTGTATACCAATAGGGATACCAGACCACGATCAATAACGAACTAAGTAAGTAACACTGCTGGACACTGAGTAACACCTAGTTATACCCATATGCGTATAGTTCATTTATATACCCATATCCGTATATGTTCATGTTATCGCTTTTTGGTGCCTAGTGTTATATAGTGTTACTTAGTGTTCTATACTTGTACTATACTTACTCTACCTTTAATCTATTTTTTCATATTAATCAATTGTTACTCTAGTATTAATCTAGTATTAACACAGTGTATACTTTGTTCTTCAATAACGGCACATTACGTTTTCTTTAATGATATTAGTAAGTTAGCAAGTATAGCTACACTTAGTGATTCTAAGTACTTACAATAGTAAATAGAATTGGTATACACTGGTATAATCAGGTACTTACGGTATTCCCTGAAACACCCAGTGTCACCAATTAACATACTATTTTCTCCAAAGTCTTATGGTATTCTTTTGACCACCATGTTCATCCATCCAATCATCTGCAAATGACTGAAGTAGTCGGTCAGTTGACTCTTCTCTACGCATATTCTTCTGTTGCTCCTGATTGACATCCAGATAGTCTAAGAAGAACTTTACACCTAACCCTAGTACATCTAGCCTATCATCATGCCGAAGGCTTCCACGCTCCTTAGAGAGCCTACTAAGCTGGTACATTAGCATGTACTGTGGAGCCTTATCAGGGCTATATGCCATACGTGCTGAATCATAGTCCTCTTGGATCGTCTTAGGATCAAAGATAAGCCTGTGCTGATTCATTACTGGCTCAAGGGCATCAATAATACGTAGTTCCTTTTGAGCAGTAACTCGTACCTCTTCTATCTCAACTGGATAAACTTTAGACACATGGGGCAATAAAAGTTGTTTAAACATACCATCACCGAAGTTACTCTCTACTACTATTTTGTTTACCTTGTATGACTTAGCGATATTAGCTAGACCACCAAGTGTCTCATCAGTGTATCCACCATTCATTCCACCAAACTTAGGACAGAATATGTTACCATTAAGTAATTGTAACACAACATAGGCTGTCTCATCGGCACCACGACCAGACGGGTCAATGGCTAAGATTGTCATTTGGGGAGCTGTACGCTCGTCTGAGAGCTTCTCAGGGGCATAGTACTTCTGACCTGCCATAGCAACATTAGGAATATCCTTAATTACCTGTAATGGGTTGTTACTCCAATATATTTCTTCAGGCAGTTTATCATTCAATGATGCGATAACTAAATCACTTATCTTTAGTGGAAACTTATCTCCATCAGATAGACTAGTATCAAGCATGAATTGTAATGCAAAACCTGAGCGACCATATGATAGTTCACGTTTAGCTAGATCTTCATCATCAAACCTTAAAGGATCTGAAGAAGTACCAGCTTCTTGTGTCTTCATCATAGTTCTAATAAGTGGTGCCAATTTAGCACCATAGTTAGTAGCCTGTACTTCATTAGGTATTTTTGCACACCAAATTTTCATATCGTAACCCTTGGTGTACAAGGTGTTATACAGGCTTAATTCTGTCTGTGGTGTACCCAGATAAACAATCTTACCATCTGGCTTGATTACTGCATCAAACTCTGTTACAAGCCTAGCAAGCTTCTCTCTGAGGTCATGTGTTGTACTGTTGGAGACAACTTCAATATCATCTGCAATAATTACATCAGCTCTTGAACCAGTCAGTTGTCCTGTGATACCAACAGATTTAACACTTGGGGAACCACTGGGTTTAACACCAGCAACATCAAAGATGTTCTGTGTGGCTCTTTCACCTTTTGCTTTATCAGGCTCTAAGTGTTTTAGGAAATCAGTATCCCTAATTATATTTCTTACAAAGATTGCAAAGGCATCTGCACGGTCACGTCCAGCACTTACAATCATTATCTTTTTCTCATTATCTTTCCATAGTAACCAGCATACATAAGCAGCTGTTACATAGGATTTACCGACACCCCTAAAGGCGACAATTTGTGTACGCTCACCACCATGTTGAAGATACTTACATATATCATTCTGTATTGGTGTAAGTGGAGGTAGTTCTAAATGTAACCATATAACATGAGCAAAGTTACGAAAGTCTGATTTCATTGATTTTACTTGTTTATCTGTTAGATGCATGTTTATTACCTTTACTCCTGTTTTCAGAAATAGTTAAATATTGTAAGTTATGTAGTAAATGTAAACCACGAACATTCTTACCTTTTAAGGGTACTATGTGATCTACTTCGTAGCCTACAGGACATTTTTTATAAAAAGCTCTAATAGCCTTTAAATCTGCCCAAGGTGGTGTAGCTTTTAACCTATTAGCTCTATACAAAGCACTCTGGTAATTGAGTTTAGCTTTATTAGTAGCTCTATACTTCTGTTTATAAATCTTAACAGAATCTTTATTCAAGGAATAATATAACTTTTGCTTAGCTATCCTCTCCTCCCTTTTAGACTCATATAGAGCTTTATCCTGTGCTTTTAACTTCTCACTGTTAGCTGCTCTATAAGCTTTCATATAATTTGGATCAGACCGCTTCATCACCATCCTCCTCCTCTATAAATGGTAACTCACCTACTGGTGTCACCTCTTGCTCTAACATCTGCAACGGTTTACTATATTCTATATCCGCTGTAACATTATTATCTTTTAAAAATTTGATAGCCGCATTGATGTCTTGAACTGTACACTCAGGGTCACTCAGCATTCTCTTTAACTTCTGAGCGACCATTTGGTGTAATTCATTCATTTCGTCATTATTGGCTTTAAGTACGTCTTTCTTTTTCTCAGACATTCTATACTCCTTATAGTAACTTTTTTATAAACTTTGCTAGGTTTGGGTAGTCTATTGCAACCTTTAGCATAAACAGTACACCCAAAACATATGTAAAAAATCTTAACTTTTGATGAGCTAATTTCAGTAAACTAACTTCTCTGTTTAAGTCATCTTTAATTTCCATCAGCATAACTGTCTGATGGTCTAGTTTATTATCTATTCGATCGTATTCCTCCTTATTCATGAAGCCTCCTGTGTTTATTAATCTTCAAGAGATTCTAAGTATTCTTTCTCTCTCTTCAATCTGCGTTTCTTTTCAGCTTCAGTTTCTTTCTCATTTTTCTTGAGTCCAAGACCTTTACTTGTTCTATTGTTTCTTTTGGTGTCTCTAAAGAATTTATACTTTGTTTTCTCTGTCATTGATTCTCCTTGATAAATAGGAGAGACACGTTAATGTCTCCCCTGTTTGTTTTAACTTAAGCTCGCTAGAGCGTCGCATCTTCGATGCTCTATTTTATCCTCGCTATTGAAAATGAGTTAACGGATGATGTGGTGGATAGTGTTTTTGTTGCGCCGCCATTATGTGTTGTCTTTACAGCTATAGTCTGCCCCTTGTTAAAGTACTTATTAACAGTACCGTTCATGGGAATATTAGCGTAAGCATTTGATGACACAACAGCTATCTGTAGTTCTTCGCCACCAGAATCTATATCTAACTTTAAAATTGCCCTTACGCCTGCCGCCTCAGTTATTGCTTGAATGAAGATGGATGCTTGTATTTGATACCACCCACTTATTGGAATGGTGTATATTCCTGTTCCTGTGTTATAGGTATTATGTGTATCTTGATCTACATCTTCATATAAAATAGTTACGTCCGTTGTATTAGCAATAGATTGACCAGCATTTGTCGTATACCTCGCAGCAACCGTCTCAGTTTCTAGTATTGTTTGAGGTGTTGCTAGTTTTGATATTGAGAACACATCATAATTTAAACCACCATCAGGAACTATTGAACCCCCTGTCGCATTGGTTATCTCTACGGTGTCACCCTTTGTTAGTTTTAACTTGTCATAGATATATGCAGTACTAGTCGAAGTAGAGTTAAGATAGGTTCTATTTTTTTGAGTACCATTAACCTCTATACCTATAAGAGTGGCTGTTGCATTGGTTCTAATTTGAGCCATGATATCATACAGACCTGACTCGGGTACAGTATATACTCCAGTTGATGAATTATAAGAGTTTGTAGTATCGTAGTCTTTGGTGTCGTATATTATTGGTGAAGTATTTGTTACTGTAGTTCCTGTAGTATGCCTATACCTTGCAGCTATCTCTCTCCCACCGAGGTCCTCGGACATTGCTGCATCAGATGCCGTAGCATTTATTACAAAGCTTGCTGCGGTGAAAGCCCCTGCGTAGTAATAATCTAGGTTAATGGCTTCACCTTTTTCTAGATCTATCGTAACAGTAGCACCCGATGAACTAGCATCTGTCGCATACATATCATTCACTGCTATTGTTTCTCCAGAGGAGTATTTAATTTTAGAATGAACTATACCCGCCGAATTAACATGCATTGTAGCGGTCAAAGTTATTTTTCGAGAAGCGGCTATGTTGACTTCATAAGTACCACCATAGATTACGGTAAAAAGCCCTGATCCGCTTGATTTTCTTGTTGAGGATAAAGCAAATGCACTATCTAGGTCTACACTCAAGGTTTGTGTAACAATACCACCCTTAGCTACTTCCCGTGGACCTAGTTGAAAATTATCAAAGAATACGTCAAATCCCGTAGTGTCGTCTGTAGATTGATGTAGAATAAGTCTATATGATACAGAATCACTAGCTGTTTGAAATTGGAAATAATGCTTTCCTTTTCCTGCTTTAAGGTCTTCTCCATTAACTCTAATAAGAACATCATTACTAACGTCATATACTGACAATCTAATGAAGCCATCATCATAATCTGCATCACTTGCGTCGTAATCGAATGAACACGTTAGCTTTTGTGCTTTATCGGCAAGATCAATTGTGAATGGACAAGAAGCCCCATGTCCCTGATTGTTTGCAGCCGTTGCTGTATATTTAAAATCTGCCGTACCTCTTAATGGTGTTGTCTCGTTTTGTGTAAAGGTTACTAATTGGGTAACGTCTTGAGCGACACCATTTACTGGATTAACTCCGGCAGCGTCATTGTATTCTACCCAATCACCGATACCATTTTCACAGTCTGAATTATCACCAGAAAGGTAATTAATTCCACCAACACCACCACCTGTATCATCAAGTAATGCTATGGTACCATCTTTATCTGGTAACGTATATGTTCTAGTTGTGGCTGTTGTTAATGCACTAGCATCAAGATTAGCA